TGCCCTTCAGCAAAGAACGCATGGGACGGGTCTGTGCCCGGCACGGCGATGGGCACATTCACATACATGTCGCGCAACCAGGTCAGCAGCTTGTTGCCGTCCTCGGTCGAAAACACGCGAAGTGTTAGGCGCGCCAGGTCATCGCGCTGCTGGTTGGCTTCGCGGATATCGACCTGGCCGATGGCGTCGAGCTCATCCCAACTCATGCGGGCGCTCCCTGCGGTGCTGGTAAGGCAGGCTGACCAGGCGGTGCCATACCCTGCTGCTGCATGGCCATTTGAGCCGCCATGGCTTGGGCTTGCTGAGCTTGCTGCTGCTCAATGGCAAACGCACGCTCTGCAGCGCTGTTGCGAAGCGAAGCAGGCACACCCAGCTTGTCGCCCAGGTAGTCGATCATGTCGCCAAACTTGACGGCCACCTGACCTTCGGCACCCATTTGCTGGGTGATCTGGGCAAACTGCAGCGCCGCGTTGACTTCGTCCATTGCCTGGGCGTTGGCCAGCGGTGAGGTGGGAGACACCTTGACCTCCAGGCCATTGACCCGCAAAGGCAGATCGATCATGCCGCGCTCGTCCATGACTTCCAAAATCTTGGTGACCACGGGGATCATGGTTTCGTTGATCAGTCGGCCAAACGCGCTGCCCAGGTTCTGAGACAGCTCCTTCATGCGCTCGACAATCTCGGTGGCTGACCTGGCGCTCATGTTCTCTGGGGGCAGGGATTCGTCCAGCAAGATGCGCTTGACGTTGCCACGCAGATCGTTGATCACCAGCTGCGACACATTGAAGTCGCCAGAGCGGGGCAGGGCCATGAGCGATGGGCCTTGTGGGCCACCATTGCGGGCCACGGGAATGATGCCGCCAGGCACGATCTTGACCGTGTTGGGGTTGAGCACGCCGTCATCGGCAGCGGTGTACACGCCAGAGACTGCAAGCGATGCGTTTTTCAGCAGCAGCTCGATGGTCTTGTTCAGCGTCTTGATGTCGGGCAGGGCAGTCATGAGCGGGCCGCGACCGTAGATTTCGCCGGCCACCTTCATGTAACGCGAGATCACCCAGGGGCTGACATTTCGGCGACGGTAGACCAGCTCTGCCTTGCTGACCTTGTCAATGACGTGGTAGCAGTAGTCACCGCGTGTTGCGTCATAGATCGTGGCCTCAAGCAGCTCGATGTCATCAGTTGGTTTGTCAGCAATGCGGCGTTGCATCTCTTGCGGAATGTCGGCATCTGGCCACTGGCGCTGGATGCTTTCACCCTTCAAACGCATGCGGCGGTAGACGTTGTCAACCTGACCATTCGCGCCTTCCTCGTAGCTCACCAGGAACAGCGGCACGGGGATGAAGTTGATCGGGTTCACGTCGTCGCCTGGCTGCACCATCATGCAAGCGGTACCCACCGCCAGGTCGAGCAAGAACTCACCCATGGCAATGTCGAAGTTGGACTGACGCAAGATGGCAAACATTTTCTCGCCGTACAGCTCAAGGATGGCCTGGGCCTGTGGCTTGCGATCCATTGGGATGTCAAGACCGGGCTCCAAGCGGCACCAGCGGCGCTGCGGTGGGAACACCACCGACTGCAGTCTGTTAGCAAACCGTTGGGTGCTATTGATTGCTGTACTGTCGAAGACGCGCTGCATCTTCTTGGCGCCAACAGCACCACCTTCCCAAACGCCATACAGCTGGCGCTGGGGCAGGGCGAACTCATAGGCGTCCTGGTAGAGCTGCTGAAACTCATCCTTCTTTGTCTGCGCCAGCGATTGGCGCTTGATGATCTCTTCGGGCGTTAAGCGCTTGCCGCCCTTGGCGTTGTTTGCGTATTCCATGTCATTCCTTTTCTAGCTTGTACTTGTCAAGCAAATTGCGACCTTTAGCGGCCAGACGTGCGGCAGCTCCCTGAGTGCGGGGCACAGACTCACCCCATGCATTGGCTGCCAGCGCAAGCCTGGTCGGTTCTCCCTTGTCGTTGACCAGCGGCCCGCTTGGGTTGGTGTAGAACCTGGTCAAGAATGACCCCTTGCGCCTGGCACGCTCACCGCTTGGCGCGCTGTCTTTCACGCCTGGCTGGAGATTTTTGCTCTCGCCAGACGATTCAAACTTGCGCCTGCCTGCTTCGGTCAGACCGCCTTCGGGGTCTTTGTACTTGCTCATTTTTTGTCGCGGGCTGCAGCCATGTTGTCAACCAAATTGGGGTACGGCCTGCCAGCTTTTGCTGCACGTCGCATGGCATTGCGCTTTTCCAACGAAGACAGCTCTTTTGGCTTTCCCAACTCTTTGGGCCTGGGCTTGTCCCACACTTCTTTGCTCATCATGATTCGTCCTCCATGTTGAGCAGGGCGTCGGCCAGCAGCTTACGATCCTTGCGGCTGAGCGTGGCGCTCTTGAGCTTCTTGGCCATCTCGGCAATCTTCTCTGGAGACAGCTCTTCGTCTTCCATCTCTTTTTCTTCGCCGTTTTTCTCGATGCTAATTTCAATTTTCATAGTCATACTCCCAGTGTTCCTGATACGCCCAGGCTTGCACCACTGCCGCCCAGGTTGCCACCGCCACCCAATGTTGGAGGGCCGCTCTGAGCTGGGCCATAAGCAGAGAGCAATGAGCGATCACCTGCAGAACGGCCCGCCTTACGGCTTCCAGCAATCTTGGCAGCCGATGTGCGCTGCATGGATTCCATCTCTGCTTTAGACTTAGCAGCCATCTCAGCCGACAAACGCTTCGTTTCAGCAATTTGCTTAGCGATTTCCGCTTGTGCAGCCTCTGCTTCTTTGGCTGCTTGAGCGGCTGCTGCTTGGGCGGCTGCTTGCTGCTGGGCATACGCGGCGGCAGCTTCTGCCATTCGTTGTTGCTCAGCGGCAACCATGGCACCTATTTCACCCTGCGCTTTTGCAAACGCATCGGCATCCGCTTTTGCTTGCGCGTCAAGTTGCGCTTGAAGGGCTGTGTCTAAAGTGGCCTGCTCTGCAAGAAATGCAGCTTCATCTGCTGCAAGTTGAGCAGCAAATTCGTCTTCTGAATTGGACTCATTGGGGTTTACTTTTTTGACAAATGAGCGCCCGGCTTCTATTTCTTCCAAAGAGATATTTTCAAATTGACGATAATCTGGGAGAGCCATATCAAGCCCCCAACAGGGTCTTCAGTTGATTTTCGTCATTGGCTGCTGGTGCCAGGCCAAGCTCTGGGTTGATCCTAGCAGTGGAGAGTAAAGAGCGTTTGCCAGCCCTGCGACGTGCTGTCATTTGAGCCGACTCACGCTCAGCAATCTTGCGACGTTCAGCATCGAGCGCAGCCGTCTGGTCTTTGGCCTGCTTTTCCATCATGGCTTTTTGTTCAGCGTACTGCGTTTGCTGTTGTGCCAGTTGAGCCTTGGCAGCTTCTGCTGCAGCGCCTTGCTGCGCGGTAAGGCTTTGCATCATTGTGTCTCTGCGGCTGCTTCACGCGCTAATTGAGCTTGTGCTGCAGCTTCTGCTCGGTTCTTAGTGGCTTGCTCAATTGCAGCGGCTTGCGCTTCGGCTGCTTGCGCTCTGGCTTTGCCGGCTGCGCTTTGAGAGCGGTTGACAGCATAGGCTGTTGTGCCTGCTCCGATCAAAGATGCGACGATTGCTGTTTCTAGTCCCATGGTCTGACTCTCCCATACAGTAAGTAATCAGAGCCGTCCGATCCGAAGCAGCGCATCACACCCTCAAGCGTGAAACCCAGCGCCAGCGGCCAGCTCTGCGAATAATCTGCATTAGATTCTATTGCTACTTGTACACGCGTCAAACACATAGATATCTGAGCGATATCGAGAGCAGTTCTCACCCCAACAATCAGCTGGCGCTTGAACTTGTGCTTGACGCTGTCATCGATGATCGTCCACACCTCACCAACATGTGGGCGCAACGTGATCACCCCAATGATTCCAAGCAGTTTGCCGTTGTAGTACAGAGCACCGCTTGGGCCGCATTCCATATTGAACTGAACGGTGTCTTTTACGTCCACCGGCCCGAATGACTGATGCCATTGGGCCAGGCGCTCGATGTGCCAATCGGTGATCGGCTCAAAATAGCAGCCGGTGCAGGCCAGCTTTTCGTTGACGGTGTCGATCAGGTCGGTCATGAGAAGATATCGAAGTCCAAAACAGCGGTGGCCATACCAGGAGCGCGGCCACCCAGCTGGTGTGTGCGGGTCATGCGGTTGTATTCGCCACCGCCCAGCATCAAATAGCCAAATGAGTCGCCAATGTGCGAGTGTTCGTTCTTGTTTGGCGCGTCTTTGAAGCGCTCATGCCCGGCACCGACCGCAACCCGCTTGAAGTGGTAGCCACCGGCCAGCGCTTTGCGCAACAGCTTGCACTCGCGGTTGATAATCAGGCCAGGCTTGCCCATGACCAGGCGCTGCATGGGGGCGGCAGACGCTTCCCGGCGCACTTTGAAGTCATTGGACGCTGTTGGCTGGGCTTTGAGCCCCAGTGTTCGCAGAAAATCAAACGCTGTGACCTCATAGATGGCGTCCCTGGCCATACCGGCGGGGTCACCCCAGATCAGAACCTGGTGGTTGGGGTAGCGGGCATTGAGTTCAGCCAGCAGCTGGGTGCCAAACCGCTCCAGGCCCATGTCAAAAGTGACAATTTCCTGGTGAATCACCCACCGGCCATTGGGTAGTCGCTGGCCAATGGTGGCTGCAGGGGTCAAACCGAAGTCCAGGCCAACCTGGATGGGCACATTGGGGTCAATGTCGGTGTCGCCAGACATGACAGAGTCGTCGTACTCGGGCCAGACGGGTCTGCCTTCCTGGACATAGACGTATTCGCCCCCGGCATAGCAGCGAATCCAGTCCAGCGTCTTGCCGCCCAGCATTTGCAGGTAGTAACCAGCAGGCAAGTTGTTCAGATTCTCGGCCTTGGGGTTAACCCGCCACCACTTGTTGGCAGCAAAGATGTGATCGTTGGCCTCTGGCATCTCGGGCAGGTCTTCAGAATCGACCGGCACCACGCCACCAGGCTGCTTGAAGAACTTCCAGGCA